TGGCTTATAGTATTGCTTCACCCATGTAGAGAAGCATGTGAGTTGTGTACCGTTGTGCTTGTATGTGTGATACTTCTCATTGAAGTCTATCTCTATGTCTTCGTTAAATGATTTCATGTAAGTTTCTCTATTATCGCTTCTACTACATTACTAACTACTCCATTCCCACACTGCTTGTACCGTTGTGTGTCGCTCATACCTTCTACGTTAGTCCAGTTGTCAGGGAATCCCATTAGGCGTTCACATTCAAGTGGGGTTAGTCTGCGGATTCTTGCACCATCTAGTGTGTGTTGCTGCATACCAGTATCGATCGTTTGTGCTACACCTTTACCAACTCTACCTCTACGTGTCTTTGAGTTTGGTACTGATAAGTTGATGCTGTCACCCTCTACTGCTTCTGCATATCCTTTCTTTGTTGCTTCTGCAATTTTTACAAACGGCTGTCTCCTCCCTCCTTGCATTGTGTTCAGTGTCGGACTGAGTCCTTTTGAATCATAGATTCGATCGTTTGAGTGTTTCGGTTGGTTAAGTTGTTTTATTTCTTGTGCATGCTGTTCACCTTCAATAATGTACGATCCTGTTGCTTGCGCTCCTTCGTATCTTGCGGTAAGGGTATTTGCTTGTTGTCTTTGTACGTCATTAGTCGTTCCGTCATTTTGGATGAAAGAAAATACTTCGGGTCTGGTTGATCCTCTAAGATGTCGCTTAGCGAAGTCGTAACACATGTACCTTGTGGGAAGTTGAACGCCGTCATCTTTATTTTTGGATTGCATAGTAGTCTTTGTTTAAGTTTATCTATTGATTTTGCCATGTTGGTTTTTTCCTGTTGAGAACTTTCTCGCGTGTTCTGATTTTGTGTAAAGTTCTAAATTAGTAATGTCATTATTTGTTCTGTCGTGGTCAACGTGGTGGATGTCATGATTTGGTGGGATTTTGCTGTTTGTGTACTCCCACACGTCTCTATGCATTTGGGTTCGTTTGCTGTCAGTTCGTGCATAATAACCAGTGTTTCGTAAAGTATACTTTACTTCATTGAAAGTTTGAAAAGGGAGTAATTTCTTTTTTCTCATTTCATATTTTCTACGCGCAAACCCTGAATATACGGATTGTCTTGTCATTCCAAACATTTTCCCCACCTCTGATAATGAGTAACCTTTTTTATACTGTTCATACATCTCTTTATATAGTGTGTTTTTCATATATACATTATATTAAAACACTTGGCACTCGTCAAGTAAATCTAAACGTATACCTACTATGAACACCCTTTCACGGTTCTGCGGAACACCAAAGTTCTTTGCATTAAGTACTTCAAAATCTATTGCATAACCTACTTCACAAAGTTCTTCACATATTTTTTCCATAGACCTGCCTCCATCGTGGGAGAGAAGTCCTTTAACATTTTCAAGCAAAAAGTATTTAGGTTGTTTGGCTCGGAGTATTTTAATAGATTCACCCCACATACTTCCTCGCTCGTCTTCAAACCCTTTCCTTTTTCCAGCGATACTCCACGATTGACAAGGCACTCCTCCGACCAATAGGTCAAAGTTAGGTAGCTCTTCTGCATCAATTTTTGTAATGTCTCCATATGCTTTGTGGTTAGGGAAGTGGTGTTGATAAGTTTTGATTGCGTACTTGTCGATTTCGGAATATCCAACACATAGTGGTCTTTCGTTAGCCCTGTCTGTAATGCGTTCACTAACTGGTCTTTCCGTGGTACTAACTTCTTTCCTCTCCTGGGGCTGAAGTCTCTGTCCTTCGTTTCTCTCCGTATCCTCTTTGCCTCCTCTGTCCTTACTTCTGTTAACATTACGTACTTCATATGCTTTGTTTATTCCTAACTCGAAACCGCCGACTCCACTGAATAATGAGAGATATTTCATAACCCCATCTTCTTACAATCCTCCTTCCCCCTCACCACTACGAATGTGTGTCCCCATTCCTCAACTAGCTTCTTGAATAGGACTTGATCTGGTCGGAGCTTACCTGTTGCGCTTTTGAGTTCTACCCATATAGGCATGGTGGGGTTGTTCTTGTCGAACACTAGCAAGTCTGACTCACCCACTGTACCAGTGTCAGCACTCATGGACCTGTATATGTTTCGTGCAGCGTCCCACGTAGCTCCTGTTTTATGAGGGAGTGTCATATGTCCTTGTGCTCTTAGATACTTCAGTACCTCTTTCTTAACTTTTTGTTCTGGTGTTGTTGGCATGGTTAGTAATTATCATTTATATCCTCATACGCTTCCTTCTCTCTCTGCTCCTTTCGTTCCTTTGGTGTCAGTGAGCAGTTGTCTACCCAGTTGTCAAATATCTCATTCATTCCATCGCATATCCATATGTTATCACCTTTTATACATATGAAGTCATCTAATGGACATGTACGCTCTCTTGCCTTGGGTATCTCCTTCACCTTGGGTGGAGGTGGGACTCTGTACTTATAGTATAGTGTGTCATCCTTCTGCTTGACCATTATATCCTTCCTCCTGTGTATTGCCTTGAACGCTTGGATGAGTATATGGTCTTCCACTCCGTTCTTCCTTGCAGTAGCTTGGATTACTTCATACGATACCTTTGGGTTCTTTTTTATGTATGCCAGTATGCGGTTGGTTACTGATGTTATGGTGAGAGGTTTTGGCATGGTTATTTCAAATCACCCCAATCTTCATCTATATCTTCCTCCTCCTCCTCTATTATAACCTTCTTGGTGAGCCGTAGGCTATCAACCATCGCTTCAAGCTCTACATCACTTGTGCTCCACTTGTAAGCGTTGCTGCTACCCAGCTTATACTCATCTTTCTTTATCACCTTGATTGCACATAGCTCTGCTAGGTCACGCTTGACTATCATATCATCTAGTCCTGTGTATGAGCTAATGTTACGAATAGTTACATCACCTAGATCTCGTACTGCTTTGTATGTCTCTCTTCTACGGTCTGATGCTAGTGAGTATGCACACCACTTGAGAGTGCGAGCTAGGTCTACTGGTAAGTCACCCTCGTTACCATCTGCTTGGTGCATGAGATGAAATGACTTAGCTATACATGTGAGTTGCTTCATTACACGGTATGGTGCTTCTGCTACAGGCATCTCAGAGACAACACCGTGGAAGTCATTAATCTTGACAGGTGTTCTGAACTTCGTAGCACATAGAGAGATGTCTCTTATGAGCTTCTGTGTTGAGGCTGGTAGCTGTATGTCCTTATGGTCTTGTCCATAACGGACTACCTTACTCATGTATGTCTTATATAGGTCTTCAAGGACAGGGTCTAATTCCTTTGCACTTCTCATGTTGTTACTTACGAAGTCACTAGCTTTCTTATAGTCTGGTTCAGGTATTCTATAGTATATAAATCGTTCACCCATGTCTGCTACCTCTGCGAAGAATGAATATGCGGTGGGGGTGGACCCTGCTATTATTCCCATGTGTCCTTTCCATGTGAGCTTGTCCCTGTTACCGAAGTACTTGGTGAACTCTCCATCGAATAGCATACGGAATTGTGAGAGTATAGCGTTCCTGGTTTCACTTCCCTTAGAGAAGATAACAGTCATGTCCGATATGAGTAGGGTAGCGTTACGCTTTCCGTCTACGTTGGTTCCTACATTGAATAGTAAGGACTTCTCACCCTGCTGTCCTGAGATGAAGGTATTCTCTGTAAGGTCATCAATACGTCTGGTATCATCTGGTGTGGCGTTTGCTATAGGTCGCATTATCTGACTCTTACCTCCACTACTAGCACCTACAAGCATAAGCCATACAGGGTCACCAATCTCTAGCTTGTTGGCTATCATGGTAGCAAGAACTATATCTACCTGTCCGAAGTCTTCAAGGTACAGTTTCTCGCTTAGTTGTTTATGTAGGTCGGTGCGGGTCATGTTACAACATCTTATTTAACTCTCTAATAGCCTCCACAAATCCACAACTATGTTCATGCCTATACATGTCTATTGAGTCAGCGAACTTATTACAGCCGAAGCAATAGCATGTGTTGGTCTTAATAAAGTAGTGGAATGATGGAGTCTTCTCATTATGGAACGGGCAGCAGATAGCATCGTTACGCTTATTGAACATGTTAGTGATACGAGTGATAGGCACTTGTTTAGCTTTCTCTATCTCATCGTTGCTGTCACGGGGTACATATTCTCTTGGTGTGCGCTTCTTCACTTCTAGTATGGCGTTATGGAAGTGGACCTGTTCTATACGTGCTACTCGTGTCTTCTGGTCTTGTGCTACTTCCTCTGTAGTGTTTAACCGGTAAGCAGTCTCTATTAGTTCACGTACATCAAAGCCTCTCTTATGGTAGTCAGTGAGGTCTTTTATCCCTGCATCATCAGGTACGAACACAAGGTCTATGTCTGGGTTCTCTCTCCATAGTCTTGCCATACCGTTGCCTCCTGCCTTGTCATTGTCAAATGCTACTATAATAGTCTTGCCTCGTAAGTGTTCCCACCATTCAGACTTGAATGTACCAGCACCTCCTGTACTACTGACTGCTGGTATGTTGTGACTCCATAGTAAGAGACAGTCTAACTCACCCTCAGTTATTACTACTGTGGTTGCTTCTATTTTATTGACTTGGTGTAGACCGAATAGCTGTGCCTTGTTGCCTGGGTCATACCAGTATTTCTTTCCATTAGTATTAGTCTCTAGTGGAGATCGTCTGTACTTATTGAATAGGTGTGAACCATCACGTGCCGTGACTGGAATCACTATACTATTGTTAGAACCGATATGGATATTAAACTCAGCTTGGGTATCTTTCGATACTCCTCTCTTCTCTAGCCATGTGTTAAGTAGTGTCTTATCCATATGTATTTGTATGTCTATTACTATACATCACAACCATATAAAAAAGAAGAGTAGTTATCCCCAGAAACAGAAATACAGCTATCTCTAGCTGTTATTAGACCACGGTAGCAACCTTATCATGTCAACCATTAGGTGAACCGCCCGAATCGGGGGTCCTTCCCTAAGGGACATGGTAAGGCTGTTTGTCAAATTTGTCAACACTCTTTTATCAGGTTTTGGGATTATCCGCTTAGGGATTGATTGGTTTCAGTTTGGTTAAAACGTGATGCCACGGACACAGTTAAAAGTCCATAGTAAGTGTGGATAACATTTGAGTGGTTTTTGTTGGTTCATGGTATAGTGTGGACAGGTCGAAAAGAATTATAATTAAAGCATAAATATATATGGAAGAAAGTGAATTATTAAAACTAACAGAGAAACTTGAAACTCTTAAAAATAAGATGTTAGTTGATATTGAAGAAGAAAAGGAATTAAAGCTCAGCATAAATGAAGTGATGAAGAAGGATGGCAAGAAGAGATTTGAAACTGGTAGGTATATTATCAGACACTTCATAAAAACAACAAATAAAATAACTGATGAGAGATTCATAAAGATTAAAGAAACACTCAAGGAAGCAGAAGGTGTAGCAGTTGAAGATGGTTTGTTTGAGCAGAAGAAAACAGACGTTATTACTTATACAAAAAAATAATATGAATACATACGAAGGACTAGAAGAAAAAAATATAGCACCGTTTTTAAAAGTGCATAGCGATGGTTCACTTAGACTAGAAGTTGAGGAAGGTACACCAAAAGCAATCAAACGTGATTGGGAAATGGATGGTAAGACTGGTACTAAGTTTGAACTTATCTATAAGAGTGTAAAAGGTATCATTAGTAACATCAGTTTATATAAACTTGAATGGGGAACTAATCTTGTTATTGAACTTACATCAGAGAATGGTCAAAAGATAAACATATCAGCTAATGCTGACAAACAGTTTGCAGAGGATATGTTTGCAAAGATTCCTAACTTAGATTTCAATAAGGTTGTAACTATCAAGCCTTATTCATTCACTGGTAAGAAGAGTGGTAAGCCTATCAAAGGAGTTGACTTTGTGTATGGTGTAGATAAGGAAGGTAAAGACATAAAGACTGAGAACTTCTTTAAGAAGTGGGATAATGAGAAGAAAGGATGGGTGTACATGAATGGTCTACCTGAACCAAAGGGTGATGTAGAGAAGTTCAGTACAGATAAATGGAAAGCACATTATCTTGAGTGTAGGATTCACATGACTGACCACTTTATAGAGAACACAGCACCTCAATTCGTCACCGAGCCTGTACCAGCAGAAGCTAACGCTAACGCTGTACCAAGTGAGGATGAGATTGATGCTGATTGGGATTAGTAACATGACTAAATTCAAAAAAGGAGATAAGGTGAGGTGTATTGAATCACCTGTACCCTATCACAAAGATAGGTATGTTGACTCTATCGTAACAGTGTTAGAAGTAAACGGAGACGGTAAAATATTAAACATTGAAGAATGGAAAGATAAACACTTTCTATACAATAATGTTATATACAATAATGACTGGTTTGAACTAGTTACACCTAAGAGTACACCAACTATTATTGACTTAGACCACCCAATAGTACACTTAAATCGTATATATGGATCAGATAGTGTACCAGATGGATTTGGTCTATTCCAAACAGCAGACCCAGACACAGAACCAAAATTAAAACAAACAACTATGCAAAAACTAAAATCAAATATTAAAAGGATGTTAAGTAAGAACCATCAAACACTTTATAAAGTTGGTTTCTTGAATGGCAACCTAGAGTACACAGAAGCAGCAGAGAAGAGTCTTATAACTTTCCTACTAGAGAAACATGAAGCAGACCTAGTAGAGATTGCTGAAGAGCAAATCAAGGAAATAGAAGCAGAAGAGAAGAAATAACACCTAAGATAAGCGAGACAAGGACACCCTCTATATGACATGGAGGGTGTCTGTGGTATACTAAAGCTACACGAAATAAAGTGTCTTGCTATCATAATTTCTTACGCCAAGCACCACTTTATGTGGTGTTCTCCTATATGATATATGAAAATGAATGCCTATCGGGTAAAGAGCAAGATACACACATGTGAGTGTGGTATCAAGTTTCTTAGGATAAGAGAAGAAGAAGAGATTGGTTATACTAGGTTGAAGTGTCCGTTTTGTGTACCCTATCAACACAATGGTAAGAGACTAGTGGTACGGAGGACAGGATGGGTTTACAGGGATGATGAGATTATGAGTAGGAAGGAAGTTTATATAAAAAATTTAGTATGACAGCAGGAAGACCAACTAAATACACAGATGAGATGCCACAAAAGGTAGATGAGTATATTGAGAGTTGTGGTGACTTTGAGAGTGAGTTCCATAAGACAAGAGGACAGTCATCTGATACATATGAGAGGACTATTGATGTGAAGTTACCTAAGGTTGAAGGCTTTGCTATTCATATTGGTGTACACACTGACACACTGTATGAGTGGGCTAAAGTTCATCCTAAATTTTCCGTTGCTTTAGAAAGTATTAAATTGGTACAGAAAAATATGTTGCAAGATGGCGGTATCTCAGGTAAGTACAATTCAACCATAGCTAAACTTATACTGTCATCCAACCATGGAATGAATGAAAAGACTGAAACTAAGATAGACGGCACACTGAATATATCAACTGAAAAGAGAGAAGCTATTAGTGAAGCACTAGAAGAAGTTTAATATTATAAATAATAAATACAGGATATGTATATAAAATCATTCCAGTTAAGTGATGAGGAAGCAATTAATAAGTTTGTAGATAGCGTTGAGTTAGTAGAGACAGGTGCAGTACAAGTAACAGGTGAGAACACAGTCTGTGTCTTTTACATGGGGTATAAGAAAGACTATCAGACACGGTTCTTGACACGTCTTATAGAAGGACTGAACAACAATCTATTCAATGAGAATATACGGTTAGAGTCAGCTATTATTGAGTTCCAGGAGGCTGAAGAACAGCAAGGTGAACTAAGCAACAAGTCACCAGAAGGTAAGGTTACAAAGGAAAAGAACAAAGAGGTTGCTGTCTCACATGAGAACATCCGTGTCATCAACAAGAAGCTGTCACTATATATAAAATGGCTAAAGAAAGTGGAAAACAATTAATAAGAAGGATAATACTTGAAGGCACTCCTGCTGAAAAGAGAGAGATATATGATTTTACATTGGAAGACAGTAATGAAAAGATACTCAAGCGGTTCAAGCTATTTGCTAGAGGAAACTACCCACGTTACTTTCCAGACAGATCCGCTCCCTTCCACGATTCCATGGTTATGGATTACATCCGTTCCTACAGGGGTGAGTGTAACGGTATAGAGATAGCCTTCAGGGGTTCAGCTAAGACTTCATTATTGAAGCTCTTTGTTGGGTATGTGTTAGTAGCAGACAAGAGTGAGCACCGTAAATATATCAAGCTACTCTCTAAGGACTTTAAGAACGCTAGACAGTTCGTTACTGATGTATACAACAACATACTTGAAGTAGAGCCTGTGTATGGTGATGTGTTTGAGAAGGATGGTGATAAGAAGCGTGAGGAGACAATGAGTTCTTTCACGCTTCAGTCTGGTAGGAAGCTAACAGCAGGAACAGTTGGACAGACCCAGCGTGGTCACTTGCAGGATGCGTTTAGACCTGACTGGATATGCTTTGAGGATATTGAGGACAGAGAGTCTATTAGTTCTATAGTTATTACTGAGAGTATCATTAATAGATGTGATGAGGCTATCCAGGGTTTGTCATTTGATGGGAGTTACCAAGTGAATGCAAACTACATATCAGATGCAGGAACAGTACAATGGTTCATAAACAAGCCTAAGATAAATAGTAGAATCACACCTATTGTTGATGGAGCTGGTGTAGCTACATGGGAACGGTACACAGATGATAGGATAGAGAAGATTAAGGCTGAGACTGATGATTGGGCTGGTGAGTATTTGTGTTTAAAACCAGATACACGAATACTTACAAGAAGTGGTTACAATGAAATATCTACACTTAAGGTTGGTGATAGTGTTATTACTCATCTAGGTGTTGAACATAAAATACTGCAAGTATTCAGAAGTAATGGTGACGATCTACTTGATATTACTGTTAATGGTAAGGTGACAACTATAACAAAGAACCATCCTGTGCTATCTATTCGTGATGGTGTACAAGATTGGGTTAATGCTGGTGAATTAACTACTGATGATTTGGTTATATCAATCCCCCATAGTAAACTTAAGATATGAACAACAAATATAATTCATGGGTAGTTTTAGATTCAAATGAAATACATAGAGATAACAAAATCTATGTCAAATGTGAATGTGAATGTGGAAACACTAAAGAAGTAATACTCAAGAACTTAAAGACTGGTCGTAGTAAATCATGTGGATGTGTAGGTAGGAAGAAGACAACAGATAGAAATACAAAGCATGGTATGCGTCTTACTAAGACATGGAGGATATGGCAAGCGATGAAGAATAGATGTTATAACAAGAACACAATTCAGTATAATAACTATGGAGGTAGAGGAATAGAAGTATGTGATGATTGGAAGAATAGTTTTATGTCATTCTATAATGATGTTGGTGAAGCACCAGCAGATAAGTCTATTGATAGGATTAATAATGACGGAAACTATGAACCAAATAATGTAAAATGGTCAACATCAAAACAACAGTGTCAGAATAAAGGAAACAATAGGAAGATAAATGGTGTGTGTATAAGTGAGATAAGTAAGTCACTTGGTGGTGGACACAGCTTAGTTGCTAAGAGATTGAAAAGAGGTTGGTCAGTAGATAGAGCTATTAATGAGAAAACAAATGCAAGCGTACAAGATAGATAAAATTGAACCGTCTATTTACATAGGTGAAGTATGTAATATAGAAGTTGAAGAAGATAACAGTTATGTAACTGAGAGCTTTGTTGTACATAACTGTGATCCAACACGTACAGGTGACAAGTTCTTCGATATAACCAAGGTCAAGGCTATGCTTGAGAGAGCTACACCACCTACTAAGACATCAGGACTCATAAGACAATGGGATGTATACAATCCATCACATCGTTATGGTGCTGGTGAAGACTTATCTGATGGTATAGGTAAGGATAGCTGTGCTTTCGCTATGTTTGACTTCAAGCAAGGTAAGCTAGTAGTAAGTGCTGATGATAACCTAACACCACCTGACCTATTCACATATGAAGCAATACGAGTATGTGGTGAGTTCGGTAACTGTATCTTTGCACCTGAGACTAATAACACATGCGGTGGTATAGCAGTGAGAGTGTTAAAAGAAGAACAATACCCGAACATATACCAGAAGGAGGTGACTGATAAGGTCAATAACGTAATATCAACCATATTAGGATGGCATACTAATAGGAAGAGTTTAGTCCATGGAACAGGAGTATTAACTAAGGAAGGTTATAAGAACATTGAATGTATAAAAATAGGAGACAGTGTGTATGGCTCTGATGGAAAGTTACATAATGTAACAGGAGTGTATCCACAAGGAATGTTAGATGTGTGGGAAGTTGAAACGAGTGATGGTGCTAAAATAAAATGTAGCCCAGATCATTTGTGGAATATAAAAAGTAAATATTATAAAGATGCTAAAGCTCGGACATTTAAAACAGAGGAACTTAAGGATGATAAGAATAAATATTTTATTGAAAGGGCATCACCTATACTTTTTGAAGAAAAAAAATTACCAATTGACCCTTATTTTTTAGGTCTTTTATTAGGTGATGGAAGTTTTAGTGCATCTATTGGTTTTTCCACAGTGGATGAAGAAATAGTTGACAGTATAAAAGATGTTTTAGAGTATCCTTTGAGAATCACTAAGTGTAAAAACACACACTGTGACTATTATATAACTCGACCTCGTAAAGGTTTTGGAAGAACTCCCAACCCATTACAACTAGCTCTTACTGAATTAAATATTAGAGAGACACGTTCTCATAATAAGTTTGTACCAGAAATATATAAACAAGCTTCTATAGAACAAAGATATGAAATCCTAAGGGGTCTTATGGATACAGATGGAACAATAGGTACACAACACCTTAAACCTTCATTCACCTCTATTTCGGAAAGGTTGGCTAACGATGTAAGAGATTTAGTTCTTTCACTTGGTGGATATGCAAAGGTATCTTATTATAAGAATGATTTTAATGGTTTCTATACAACTTCTATACAGACACCAGATAATCCATTCAGATTAAAAAGGAAAGCAGACTTATATAATCAGAGAACAAACAGAAAAAGGAGAAGGAATATTGTTTCTGTTAAGGAATTAAATTACAAGGCACCAATGACTTGTATATCCATTGATAGTAATGATGAATTATATATTACTGAAGACTATCTTTTAACCCATAACACAAAGCCTGATATGTTCTATGAGTTCAAGAAGGACTTTAATGATGGATTGATTGAGATACCAGATGAACGTGTGCTCAAGGAGATGCTTGCATTCACTAAGCTAGATTTACAAGATGCAAGGAGTAGTGCTATCACAAGACACTTCGATTTACTCACAGCAGTAGTGATTGCATACAAAATGAAAGACCATGCAGGAGGGAACGAGGGTGTAAGAGATTTCTATGCAAATATGCAAGGTAAACGCAAGACAGCACAAAGATAATATGTGGTATAATTATATTAATAGTGATACAGGCACGTAATCTTTTTAATTATGAATATTTTTAGTTATATACGTGACCAACGCCAAGCATATGAGAACGACACAATACCCCTATTTGATGGGTATGATTATTCTCAATACGATACTCTTAACCAAGAGAACCATTACTGGGTAGATAGTTATGTAGATGATGATGCGTATGATGATGTGATAGGTAACTATCCATTCGATAACATCTCTAAGTATCGTGTACTCTTGGAAGCAAGGGCTACTGACTTCGATACAAAACATGTAGAGGTAGACCCTATTGATGGCTCTAAGGAAGCTGTTGTATCTGCTATGGTTGCAACCAAGGCATTGAACATACACTTACATGATATAAAGTTCGGTCAGTTTATGAACAAGTGTGCTATTACCAGAGCTAAACATGGTGGTGTTATCGCATCTGCTGATGGTGAGAAGATAGTGGTAGATGACTGGCAGAATATGATTACAGACCAGTCTGACATAATGGCTGGTGTAAGAATCAAGCGTTATTACATGACTCCAAGCGAGATAAAGGCTATGGAAGGTACATGGGATAATGTGGATGATGCTATCAAGGCAGCACAGGACTTCAAGGACAAGGATGTAGCTAACACTAGTGATAACCAAGCTAATACTCAGGGTGATACGATTGAGGTGTTTGTCATTATGGGTGACATGAAGACTTCTTACCTAAAAGAAGCACAAGCTATCAAGGATGATAAGGAATACAACACAGAAGATGATGAAGATTATAAGTATACAAATGTAAGGATAATCGTATGTGGTGCTGACTGGGAAGATGAAGACTCTGAGGAAGAGAACGGTATCATATTGTATGCAGAGGAAGAAACAAAACCATTACAATGGTACATAGCTCGTAATGCAATAACTGGTAGAGGTAAGGGTGAGAGTGTTATTGAGTCATTGTTTGAACATCAGAAATGGCATAACTTCACTAAGACAGAGGAACTACGAATGGTAGCTGTTGCTGGTAAGAAGCTATACTGGACAGATGACCCTGACATACTCGCTAACATATTCGATGAAGGAGTAGACCACGGTACAGTATTAAGAGTGTCACAAGGTAAGACATTACAAGAACTTAACCAGAACCCAACAGGAACACCTGTATATCAGAACATCAGAGCAGAGTTAGATGCTAGTGCTGATAAGCTTACATCATCATTTGGTGCTGTAATAGGTGAGGAGGCTAAGAGTGGTACACCATTCCGAGCACAGAAGCTCCAGGACTTACGTGGTGGTGAACAGTTCGACCAATACCGAGAGGAGATGGGATTCTTCTATCAGACTATTATTGAAGAGAAATGTCTACCAGATGCTCTCAAGAAGGCTGCAAGTAATGAAGACATCTATACTACATTCAACCCTAAAGAGCTACAGCTTATTGATGAGGTTATTGTAGAGAGTGCTGTACTAGAGCAACTAGTAGAGATGACAATGAAAGGTCAAGTGATAGCACCTGAAATGGTTGTACTGTTACGAGATGCTACACGTAAGAAGCTAAATAAGGATGGTAACAAGAGAACACTTAAAGGAGTCAAGGAGTTCATCAAGAACGCTGGTAAGAAGGTTACTATACACACTACTGATGAGACTAGGAACAAGGCTACACTATATGAATCATACTCTGGATTACTTGGACTACTTTCACCAGAAGACCCACGATTCAATGCAGTAGTAGATAAGGTGCTGAACGCATTAGGATTACCAGAAGAAGAATTGAAACTATATGCAGACCAAGCAGCACAGCAACAAAAAGCACAGGTAGGTGCTCCACAGTCACCAGTACAAGGTGGTAAGCAACTAGCAGATAGTGTAGAAACAAGAGCTACTGTTTAATAAGTAATAATACAGCATATGTACACAAAGGAAGAGAAAGAGTTAGCAGCAGTAATGCTCTCAAACGAGGGCTTTATTGAGTTACTAGCTAAAGTATTTCTTGAAACAGAGGATAAGATAAATGAGGAATTGATACTGACTAAGAATAATGAAGAGCTTGGAGAGATAGTAAAAGCGTCAGTATTAGCAGAACAAAAGGTTAAGGCACGCTTTAACATATTGAAAAGATTAGCGAATATTATACCTACCGGTACTAAAGGCAAAGGTGTGCCTAAGTAATGTGGTATAATTATTATAAGAATGACTGAGTTTGCGGTCCATAAACTACAATCTTATTTCATAGCGTCATGAATCAAATAAAAGACGAGAATGCTGAGGAGACAGTAGAAGAAACTCAAGAGGAAGAAGTTATTGAGATGGAGGGTGAATCAGAAGAAGCTGATGAGTCTGATACTCAAGAAGCAGATGATATTGATTGGGAAGCTAGAGCTATCAAGGCTGAAAAACTTATTGAGAAGAATAAGGATAAGGTTAAGAAAGCTAAAGAATCCAAAAAAGAACAATCAGGAGACTCTGTGTCAGATGTTATACTTGCACGACTAGAAACTAGAGGTGTAATGGAAACAGAAGACCAAGACTATGTGTTACGAGTAGCTAAGTTAGACGGTGTTAGTCCTATTGAAGCGTTGAAAGACCCAGTAGTACAAGACCGACTAAAAGCAAACGAGAAAGCACGTAGGTCTGAGAACGCCAACCCTACAGCTAATAACCGTGGAAGAGGCGCACAGGATGAAGTGGATATTGCAGTCAAGAAGTTCAAGAAAGACGGAACATTACCTGACAACAACCCATCTCTAACTGTTAAAATTCTCAAAAAACTTAAACAAGAGTAGATACAGGGCACAACTCATAACTTAGATTTATTATGAGTACAACTCAAGACGCACGCAAGAAATTTACTATTGCAAGTGCACAAGAAAATCTATATGCAGTCAACGTTGCTAACGTTGTATGTGCAGTAGACACAAAGAAAATGGGAACTGTATACAACCCGTATACATCTCGACCTGTAGTATCAGATGGTGCTGTATCAACAAGCTATACGCTTAACGATTACACTGCTGATGCCGACAGTCTTCAGATCAACCGTAGGGCTGATGCTGCTGAACATGTGAACTCTTACGACTGGAAATCAGTAGGCTTCGGTCTTCTTTCAGACCGTGGAATGAACATGGGTAAAGGTATCTCTCAAGTGATTGATGGATATGTATTTAACCTTCCAGTTGGGACTACTGGTGTTACCACTCTTGATGATGGTGATTTCGCTGGAACAGGAGGAAATCCTAAGACTTCAAGTAACACTGTTATTGATGACATCATAAATGGTGCTCTTACTGAACTTCACCTTGCTAACACAACTGACAAGAAATTCATGGTTGCATCAGCATACGAAATGAACGACCTACGAGGCTTCTTGCAAGCTAGTGGAAACATGGTGATGGATGAAGTTATCCGTAACGGAATCAAGTCTGGTGTATCTAAAGTAGGTACAACTTTCTCAGGTGTAGACGTATTCATGAGTAACAACATCACACAGGTTGCTGTTCTCGGAATCGCTACTCTTCCTACTACTACTGACACTATTACGATTGCAGGTGTTGAAATAACTTTCATTGCTGCTCTCTCAGGAGGTGACAGTGAAATTCACATCACATCAGCAGTTGACTCTACAGCAGCAAACCTAGCAGAATGGTTGAACGCTCACGGTGCAGATGCAGAAGCAGAAGGAACTAATACTGGTTACAGTAAAGGTTCAAACGAAGACCAATCAACTCTATCTCGACTTGGTGTAACAGCAGTTGCTACAGCAGGAAGTGATATTGTTACAGTTACAGCTAAGGGTGTATTCAAAGTATCAGAAGACCTTGCAGACGCTACTGACACTTGGGGAACTCCATACCGTTACATGGTTATCGGAGACTACGGAAGTATCAACCTTTACCTTCCTACACAAGGAATGGACTATGTTGAAAAAGACGTAACTCTAAAACCAGGTAAAGAGCTATATATGGAACAGTTCTACAACGCTACTATCTGGACACGTATGAAAGACCGAGTACTAGCAGTTAAAGTCAACTAATTATGACAGGTAAAAAAGTAGCTAAAAAAGTTACATCTAAAAAGATAGTAAAAAAAATAATTACAGCTTCTATGCCTGTTAAATTCTCTGACGAATGGAAACAAGCTAAAATCGAAGCTCGAAAGAAACTCGACGGAGCGTAATCTATTTCACTAACATGCAGGGTTAGTGGGGGTGAGTGCCTGTATCACTTTCCCCACTAGCCTTGCATAAACTAACAAACTTATGGAAACAAACACAGTACAAATATTAATGGATTCAGTAGAAGACTTAACTGGGCTTGATAATGTTTCTGATGCCAAAGTAATACGATGGCTTAACTTCGCAGTAGATAACTA